CCAGCCTTACAAAGGCAGAGGAGGCTCGCAAGAAATTAGAGAAAGAACTTGAAGAAGAAAGGGCTAAATCTAATCCAAAACCTCAAAACCCACCTGCTCCCTCCACAGAACCTAAACCTGATGAAGTGCCAGCATGGGCAAAGGGTCTTTTGGAAGCTGTCAATAAACAAAATGAAACCATTGCAGCATTCCAAGCTGAAAAGCAAAAACAAAGTGCTAAGGAACGTTTTCTAAACCAACTCAAAACGCAGGGGGTATCGGAAACATTCTATAAACACCACTTAGGGCGTACTTTCAAAGACGATGAAGAAATGAATGCCTTTGTAAACGAACTAAAAGCCGATGAACAAGCGTTTTTGCAAACTCAAGCTAATACAGGACTTTCTTATCATTCAAAACCTATTACAGGAGGTGGATTGAAAGAAAATGAACCTTCCAAAGAAATACAAGAGTTATTTAAAAGACAATGAAACAGATAACTAAACAAACCGCAGGTCGTCAAATCGTAGTATTCGACCACGTAGTAGCAACCCGTCCAGCGGGTGTGCTTATTAATGCTGTTGAGGCTAAAAAACGCTTTACCGATGGCATTATACCAGCAGGCACATTACTCATTCCTCACAATGATGAGTCTTTCAAGCCTGTTAATGATACTTTTACCGATAGCAATATCGCAACAGCTATCGGACTAACAGCGGAGGATATTGTCCTTGATGATTTCCCTATGGTAGCCGTAGTAATTTCAGGAACAGCACGCACTGAAGCATTGCCTGACAAAGAAAAGGCAGGGATAGCATTTGTTAAGAAAGTACTCCCTCGTATCACTTTTTATTAATCTTTAAAACAATAAACAAATGGCAAATACAATTAATGCTGTAAACATCTTTCCAGAATTTCGCGAAGCTGATTTGCAATGGGCAGTAAATAACAGTTCGTTAGGCGACTTGCAATATCGTAACTATTTCCCTTTGAAGTTCAATACAACATTAGACTGGGCTTCTATTGAGAAAAACGCCGATAATAAAGTCGCTGCTGAAATTGTGGCTATTGGCTCAAAATCACCACGTAAAGGACGTGATTTTGTTGAGAAAATAAAGGGAGAAATTCCTAAGATAGAAATAGCCCGTGATATGACCGAGCGTGATACTATCCGTTTGGATAATATACGTGCGATTTCAAGACTTTATGGAGATGAAGACTCAAGTGGTTATAAAGAAATTCTAAAATCTATTTATGAAGACCCTGTCTTTTGTGTCAATGGTATAAATGCTCGATTGGAATTACTCGCTAAACAAGCAGTTTCCAAAGGAGAATATACTCTTATGGCAGGGGCTAAAGTAAAATTTGGAGTAGGAAATAAAAACACTGAAAAAGACTGGTTCTTGCCAGCCAATGGAGCTACATTTGACCCTATTGCTGACTTTAGAAAAGTACAAGAGGAGGCTGTTAAGAAAGGTTTCCGTTACGCTTACGCTATTATGGACAGACCTACATTCTTCCAAATGGTAAAATCAGTAAACGTAGTTAAATTTACAGCTTCCTTTGCTCAAAACGCTCTTAGTGTAGCGCAAGAGCCTACCTTGGCACAACTTAATGAAACGTTAAGAGCACACGGACTTCCTGAAGTAATAATTTGGGAAAGCTATGTAAGTGAAGAGTCAAATTCAGGTGTTAAAACCACCACCAGCGGTTGGGAATTGGGTAATATCCACTTTACTGACGATGCTCACATTGGTGAAACATATTACACCATAACATCTGCTTTCAGTCGTAAAGATGAAGTTACTACTAAGGTAGTTTCTGACAGATTTATTTTGGTAAGCACTTGGGCGGAACAAGACCCTGAAAAGCTTTCTACAAAGGCAACAGCATTCGCTACACCAGTGCTTAACAATGTAAGTCGTAAACTTATTTTGAAAACCAAATTAAGCTAACAATGACCGCACAAGCGTACATAGATGAGAAACTGAAACTATGGAACGTGGAATACCCCACTACCCTACTCATTGCAGAAATGCAGCGAGTAGGATTGGGGCTTTCTGATGAGTTCAACGATGATAGCGAACGAAAGACAAAGCTGTTTTTCTACAATCTCATTCCTGAACTCTTATTGCGCCCAGTGTCCTTTTCTGAGGGTGGTTTATCCTTTTCTTATGACAAATCAGCTATTACTGCCTTTTATAATCTCCTTTGTAAGCAACTCGGTAGGGTTAATTTGTTAGAGGAAAAAGCCACTGTAAGAGATATTACCCACTTATTCTAAAATACTGCAAGGAAATGAAAATATACCCGTACCTATTGAAGGTGAAAGCATCACAAAACCCTACTATCAACGATGATGGTATACCTATTTATCCTACTGACCCTATTGAGTGGCAAGAGATAGGTGTATGTCGTGATGAGATAGCAGGAGCGGGGCAAAAGATAACTAAAGTAGATGGTCAAATCTTTGATTGTACCGCTACTGTCTATGCTCCCAAAGATACACCTAAAATAGAATCGGGTACTACCTTGCAAGTGGTAGATGTAGAGGGAAATATTCGCATCGAAAAGCAAGTAATACGATTTTCAAGAGATTACTTTCATTGCCGTATATTCGTATGATAACACCACAATTCACCCCCGCTGATATAGAGCGTATGCTACAAGAAAAGATAGCCAAATACGAAGAGAAAATCGTTCGTATTCTTCGTATTGTAGGAGAAAAGTGTATCAATGAAGCTCGTGAACACGGAAGCTATCAAGACCAAACAGGCAACCTTCGTTCGTCAATTGGGTACATTGTCTTAAAAGACGGCAAACCCATTGAAAAAGGAGGTTTTAAACTCACAAAGTCAGGTGGTAATGGACAAAAAGAGGGTGAAACATTCATCAATAAAGTAATATCTCAATACCCAAAAGGCTTTGTACTGGTAGTTGTAGCAGGAATGAAGTATGCTGCTTATGTAGAAGCTCGCAACTACAATGTACTTACTTCCGCTGAACTATTGTCCGATCGTGAAGTTCCGAAACTCTTAAAAGCATTATCGCAATGAAAAAAACAGCCTCACAAATAGAAGCCGACCTATATAAGTACTTTAAGGATAAGATAAACCCCCTTATCAATGGGCAAACATACCGTAGTGGTGTACGTCCTTTGAACTCACAAAAAGAGGATTGTGTAATATCGTTCCTTACTGGGTTAGACGGTCAATACCAAACGGGGGTGATTAACATCAATATCTTTATCCCTACGGTCAAAAATAATGATAATCAGTATAGGAAAAACTTTGTACGTTGTGATGCTATCGAGCGTGCTTTAATGCCTATCATTGAAGAAGCTAAAACAGCCCTTCGCAACTATAGGCTAACATTGCACCATCTCATACAAACCTTTGAGGACACGGATATTAAGCAGTTTTTTATCAACGCAAAAGTAAAATTCAGATATAACACATTTAATAATTAAAGATTATGGCATACGTAGACAATAACGCCACCGCTTGGGGTGAAGTAGAAGTTAAATTCGGTACACCAGGAGCAGGAAACACTATGGCAACAACCCTAAAAACATTAGGGATAATCAAAGAAGATAGTCTTTCTTGGGAAAAAGAAGACGGAAAAGTATATAAGTGGACAGCTATTGGAGGTAAAATCATTGACCAAACGAAAGGCGAACCTACATTTAAAATAAAATGTACCGCCAAGAACCTTAACAAGACTTTACTTGCTGAAGTTTGGGATATAACAGAAACAGGCGACAAACTTGCTATTAACTCTTTTGTATCAAGCAAAAAACAATCTGTATCACTTGTTCCTAAAGTATCAGGGGCAGAAAAAATAGATATTCCATATTGTTCTGTTGCGGCTACTTTATCATTTAGCGAGTCAGAAGGGTATAATATCGAACTTGAGATTACTATCCTTAGTCCTGGTGCTGGTAAGCCTTATTTCACCATCGAAAAAGTAGCGTAACCTATGGAAGAAAAAGTAGCACAAACCCTACTTGAAGAACCTACAACAGTAACCATTGGGGGCGAAGCGTATAAAGTCGCTCCGCCCTCTATTTTTACCCTCGTAAGGGCTTCAAAGTACATCAGCAAAATACCCACCGACACTATTAATGAGACTAATATATTAGGCTCAATCATACACAATGCTGAAGAGTATGAGAATATAGCGTGGGCTATAGCAGTAATCCTATTAGGCAATCATTTTACCGAAGTAGTTACCTATCCTAAATGGCAATTTTGGCGTAAAACCAAAAACATAACCAAAGGCGAAATGCTGGCAAAAAAACTCATTAACACCCCCATTACTGAAGTATCTGCAGCATTCTTTAAAGTATTAGGACAAATGGATATACGCCCTTTTTTCGTAATTACCACTTCCCTCAAAGGAATGATGATAACCAAGCCGACGAAGGAAGTGGAGAACGAAACGACAGCGTCTGGGGACTTGTAGGCTCATTCGCTAAACAGTATGGGCTAACTTTTGATTACGTGCTGAAAGAGATAAGCTATGCCAATGTAATGCTTTACAGTGCCGTTATCCCCTCTTATGATTATGATAAGGATAAAGATACAAAAAAAGCATCTCAGAAATCAGAAAAACGTACCAATTATGGGGATTTTCTCAAAGGAATAAAACAATTCACCCAATAATGCGAGATTTACCCACAATCTCGCATTATTACTTTAAAAACTAAATCTTATGCAACCACAAGACGGAGCTCTATTATTCCAAGTAAGAGCAGACCAATCACAGATACAAAAAGATGTCGAGGCTATCAAAAAGCAATTCGAGCAAATGACACGCAAAGCCGTTGAAGAGGGCAAAAAACAAGCCGATGTATGGCAAACCCTTCTCAAGGGAGCAACCGCCTATTTCACACTACAAGGGGCGCAATCATTCATTAGCCAAATGATAGCCGTACGCTCCGAGTTCCAACAACTCGAAATATCTTTTGGCACTATGCTCAAAAGCAAGGAAAAAGCCAACGAATTAATGGCACAACTCACCGACCTTGCCGCTAAAACACCCTTCGGACTCCAAGAAGTATCTGAAGGGGCTAAGCGTTTGCTTGCCTTTCAAGTTCCTGCCGAAGAAGTAACCGAAACCCTTCGCCGTATGGGCGATGTAGCTGCAGGATTAGGCGTACCTATGGGGCAACTCATTCACGTATATGGGCAAGTCAAAGCACAAGGAAAGCTAATGACCAACGACCTATACCAGTTTATGAATGCCGGTATCCCTATCATTGCGGAACTAAGTAAGGTAGTAGGTAAGAGCGAAACCGAAATCAAAGATATGGTTAGCGCAGGCAAAATAGGCTTCCCCGAAGTACAAGCCGTTATCAAGAATATGACCAGCGAAGGCGGCTTATTCTTCAATCTTATGGCAGAGCAAAGCAAGTCGTTAGGCGGACAAATATCCAACCTGCAAGACAACTTCGACCAAATGCTCAACGAAATAGGAAAGGCAAGCGAGGGAGTCGTATCAGGAGCTATTAGCGGAGTAGCCTATTTAGTAGAAAACTACCAAACACTCGGTAAACTCATTGCAGGGCTCATTACCACCTACGGAGCATACAGAGCTGCTATTATCGTCCATAATACCCTCGTAGTCCTCAGCACCCAGCTTACTAATGGCTGGACAGTAGCGCAACTCGCCCAATACAGAGGGCTTTTGCTGTTAGAGAAAGCCCAAAAACTCCTCAATGCCACTATGCTCGCCAACCCCTACGTATTTATGGCAACAGCAGTAGCCGCATTAGCCGCAGCAATGTTTATCCTTACCGATAGAACTTCAGCAGCCGAAAAAGCACAAAAACGCCTCAATGAAGAAAGGGAGGTTGCTATGGCTAAGGAGAAAGAGCATAAGCAACATATCGAGGAACTTATAGATAGTGCTACCAACCAATACCTTGCCGATACCGATAGGCGCAAAGCCCTTACAGAACTTGCAGGATCTTATCCCCAAATATTCGCAAAATACGATATAGAAAGCATCAAACTTGCCGATATACTCAAACTCAAAAAAGAAATAGCCGAGTTTGACGCCAACAAAGCACGCGGGCAGCGACAAACCGACTATTCCAAGAATAAAGAATACGCCAAAATATTGTACGATATAGGTACAAAGCAAGGCAGCAAAGGCTTTGACGAAATAGCCAAAGGGTCAGACCTTGACAGAATAATTACAGAGAAATTCGGCAACCATTGGCGCACCTTTGGAAATTATAGCGACATATACGCCTACTTCAATGAAAAACAAAAAAACGCCAAAAAAGAACTAAAAAGCGATGCCCTCAGCGATTGGACATCCAACCTTAAAAACCAATCCGAAGACAACCTTAAAAAACAATTAGAGCAGCGCAAACGCCTCATTGCCGACCTGCAAAATCAAGAAAAAGAAGGAAAAAAATGGGCTTCACACGGTGTAAAGTTTGGCGAGGAGTGGTACGCCTTCAATAAAGAAGAACTACAATCACAAGCACAAGCCATACAAGCACAATTAGACCACCTTCACGAAAAAACCTATGAGTATAAAGACCTTACTAAGAAATATACACAAGCCGTTAAGGACGCTGAAAAAGCCCTCGCTGATATTACCAGTAACAAGGCAGGATACAAAACCGAAACAGACTATCAGAAAGCCGTTTCCGAAGCAAAGGAAAATCTCAAGCAAGCTAAAAAGATGTATGACGACTTCACTGTAAAGCCGTCTAAAACCAAAAAGGAGAAAACAAAAACAGAGTTCGACACCGAAAAAGCACAGCAAGACCACCAGCGACAAATCCAAGACGACCTATTTAGGCAAGAAGAAGCCCGCATTAAAATAATGCAAGACGGAGTAGAAAAACGCCTTGCTATCATTCAATTAGAGTACGACAAGCAAGAAGAAGAAATTAGAAGGCGTTCAGAAGACCAGTTAGCCGCATTCATCGAAACCGAAAAACAAAAAGCCGAAGCTGCTGGTACGTGGAAAAAAGGACAAGATTTTGACACCAATACCGAAGCCATCAATGCCGAGAAAGCCCGCCTTGCTGAAAACGAAAAGACACTTTTAGCCGACAATGCCGAGTACCAACGCTTTCAGCAGGAACAAGTGTATAAGGACTTGTTAGAAAAGTATAAGACTTATGAGGAAGAAAAAAACAAAATCTTTGAAGAGTTTGAAAAAGACAGATTAGAACTCGAAAAGAACAATGTTAATGGTCAGAATGATGAGAGAATAAAGGAGCTTTTAAAAAAGAAAGCAAGAAAGGAATTAGAATTTAAGATAAAGGAAGGCGCTATAGGTGATGATATAGGAGTTTTATTTACTGACATAAACAAAAAGACTTCTAAACAAATTGATGAGATGGTTAAAAAGGCGGAGGAAGCCTTTGATTCCTTTCAAAAGCTATTTCAAGGTTCTGACGACCCTGAAATCCTAAACCTTTTAAAGAATATACGAGAAGGCATTGACAGTGCTAAAGAGAAAGCCGATGAAGCGCGCCCTTATTTTGAACGATTGGGGAAAAACTTCAAAAAAGCCTTTGGGAAGAATAGAGAAGATGGAGATGGTGGTGAAGGGCAGAATTATGAAAGACAAAAGGCGGTATCATCTATTGCAAAAGACATAGACAATGCTCGCGAGGCTATGGGTGTGCTTACTGATATGTTTAAAGCTTTGGGTGATGCTATGGATAATAAAAACCTTAAAGAATTTGCCAAGACCCTAAACGAAATAAGCAATATTATAGATAAAACAATGAAAGGTGCAGAGGTTGGAGGTAAAATAGGGAAAGGAGCTGGGGCTATTATTGGTGCTGCAATAGGATTAACAACTGCTATTGCTCAGAATGTTGCTGCGCACGAAAAGAAGCAAAGGGAGGAAATTAATAGTCTAATGCTTACTAAGATAGAGCAACAACGCACTTACAACAATCTACTTTTTGAACAGAATCTACTCCTTAAAAAAGAATCTTCTGTATTTGGTGAAAAAGAAATTGCCAAGGCTGTAAATTATATGGAACTATATAGGCAAAAAACTAACGAAGTACAGAGTAAAATCAAAAATGGGGCTCTTGGAAACATAAATGTACAATCTGGGTATATAAATCATAACTACGCTCAAGACACATTAAAAAAAATCTCAAATGGGATAGCATCTCTTTGGGGAGGTGGTTCTGATGAGGGAACATCAAGAAAAGTATATTCTTCAATAATAAGCCAATACAAAGACTTAATAAACGAATATGGGAGACTTAACCTGTCTAGAGCAGAAAGTTTATTAACAAGTGAATTTGCTTCTGAAGAACAAAAAAGAGCATTACAAGACCTAATAGATTTAGAAAAACAGGCTCAGAAAGCAGGGGAAGAGTTAGATAAGTACTTAGAAAGTACTTTTGGTCAGTTAGGAGGTGACCTAATGAATGATATTGTAAATTCTCTAAAAGACGGAAAAGATGCTTTTGTAGAGTTCGGTAAATCAGCAGGGAAAGTGTTAGAAAAACTACAAAAACAAATGCTTTTTGAAATCCACTTTTCAGAGAGATTTAAAAAGTTTCAAGAGGAAATAAAAAATGTTTACAAAAAAGGTGGAGACTCACAAAGTGTAGCCAAGGAAGTGAACACTCTCACTAGTAATTTTGTGCAATCAATGCGTAGCAATGTAGAGAATGCTACACGTGATTTTAAAACCTTTCAGGACGAATTGCAAAAGAACGGCTTATACTCAGCAACTTCAGATAGGAAATCTGTAGAAAAAGGTTTTGCACGTATGAGCCAAGACAGCGCAGATGAACTCAATGGGCAATTCAGACTGCAAACTCAATTGAGTGCTGAAATAAAGAATGCCACCTTACAAACGGCTAATTTCATTAGGGAAATGCATCAATCAATGCTAACCAATGCTGCTCAACAACTAAGACACCTTGCTGGGATAGAAACAAACACATATAAGCTACATAAGATGGAGACAGACCTTGCTGGAGTAAAACGTGGTATAGACGAACTTACCACCAAAGGTATTAAGCTGAAGTCATAAGAAAAGCCCCTTATTGGGGCTTTTTTATTCTTCTATATATTTCATATTGATTACTTTTATATTTTTATCAAATTCAAACAAATACTCTCCTAATGTAGTACCTCCATAGGTATTTTTACTCCTAAACTTATGTTTCATTTTCCATCCCACAAATTTAGGTTTAAAATTATCCATTGCTTTTTTCAAATATGAATTGTATCTTTTTAAAGATTCCAACTCTATTTTTTGTAATTTAAAATTCGTTGCAGCACCTACTACATACTTATTAGGTTCAGCTTCTATTTGAGCTAAAATAGAATTTGCAGATGCTATCATTCTATCTATACGTTCATCACTTTCATTTACACTAAGGTCTAATCCTAATTCTTTTAATCTTTGAGTACAATTATGTACTCTATCAAATTCCACATTAAAACTAAAATCATCTTCAATAGATGTAAAAAGACTATCTAACTTAGAATATCTAACAGGTTCGTATGATTTGTAATCATCTAAATTTTCCCTTAAATAATTTCTAATTGCGACCTTCGCTTTTTCAAATCTTGTTTGCGCATTTATTTCACTCCCCATAGCGAGCACTGCTATTAGTAATAATACAATTCTTTTCATTAGTTATTGGTGTTTAAATATTAATACTTAGTTTCTTCAGGCGCTCCCTATCCTTTTTAGCCTTATTCACTTGGTAGATAGCTGTTGTGCTTTGGTTAGTGTGCGAAGCCAAAAGCATTGCCGTGTCGCTATCTAAGTTATCAAGCATATAGTGCTTAAGGGCGTAAAAATCAGCTTCAATGCCTAATTTATCTTTTACGTGTCGTTTCCAAAAACGTGTTACAATCTCGGTATGCCCCATTTTCTTGTTAGGGACGAAATCAAGTGCAAAAAGATAGTCGTTAGCACTTTTGCACTTGCTGCATATCTCTTTCCAAAAGTCTAATGCTGGGGATAATATCACCTTTGTACAGCGTTTATACTGACCGCCTTTTTCAAGGAGTATTACAAACTCCTGTTTGTCCAAATCTACATCTTTGCGTTGTAATCTAAAAAGTTCGGTATTACGCGCCCCTGAATATAGGAAGATCATCATATACCTATAGAAGTCAGGATTTATAAATCGCACGTGGTTTTTTACCCTTGTTAGTTCCTCTTCAGTAAGTATGGTGCGGGCTTCTTTTATCACCTTTTTAGGGTATATGTCTCTTGTAATATTAGCCTCGCAGCATTCGTACTCTATAAGCTCACGGAATAGACTGGAAAAGTATATCACAAACCTATTGTAATACTTGTCAGATAGTCGCAACCAGTCGAGCATTCGCTTCAAATCTACCCTACGCAAATCCTTTATTTTGACCGTCTGCAAATCGAGGGCTTCGCACGCTTTTTCAAGTCTATTGATAGCGCATTGTATTTCGTATAGGTGTTTTTTAGTACCAACCTTTATTTCCAATGCACGCCTAAAAGCCTCGATAAAGTGCAATTCAGGATATAACCCCTCTTTATGTACTTGCACGTACTTTTTGAGTATGGGATTATAGCCAGCGTCAAGTTGTTTAGGAATGTTTTTGAGCAAGAATGATACCATTGCTTTGCGCTCTTCTACTGTAGTCGGTTTGTTAGCCTTTTTTCTATAAGGGAAGCCCTTAGGATATTTCTTATCAAAACGAGGGTCGAAGAATACGCATTGCACGTACCAGTCTTTATCCAAGTCTTTTTTAGTAGCTTTTTGCCAATTGGCAGGGGATACCCATAGTTGGGAATAGCTACACCCGTCGAGTGTTTTTACTACCATAATGTAATTATTTTAGATTGTCGTTTACCTTGTCGTTTTAAGATAATTACAAATGGATTTCCGTACTAAAAAATAAAAGGTAACGCTTTGAGTGGAAGTGCGTTACCTTTTAGTGACCTCGACAGGATTCAAACCTGTAACCTTCTGAGCCGTAATCAGATGCGCTATTCAGTTG